GTCTTTATCCGCCAACATGGCAAGGCGCACTACTTCGCGGCGCAGTTCCTGCAGATACTTTCGACCCAGAGCTGCCTGCCTGCGCAGCTGCGCCGTCTCACTGCTCTCACGGCCATAGCGCTTCACGACGCCCGCCTCCCGCTGGGCAGGCACCGCCACAAAGGACCACTCGTAGGCATCCACAGGTTCCTTCAGTTCCGTGAAGCACAGCGTCTCGCCGTACAGTTCGCCGCGGATGTGGCGGCAGCCGCCCTCCTCCGCACCGCAGACGGAGCAGACCCTGCGGCCCACGCTGCAGCCCACGCTGACTTCCTTCTTGATGCCGCCCTCGATCTCGGCGATCAGGTCGGCGTTCTTTTCCGTGCGCAGCATGTAGGCCCATGCCTTCAACCAGCAGTAAGGATCGCCGGCCGAAGTCACACGGGCGTCCTCCCGCACCACTTCGGTGCGATAGATGCGGGCAGTCTGATTCTTGGCAGACCACTGGTGGTCAAACACGCCGCTCTTACCCAGAAACAGTTCTCCCAGCGTCTCCAGCGCCGCCGTGTCAAAGCGCTCAAAGTCACGGTCCACCTCGTTGTCGCACAGGCGCACGCTGAAGACGTAGACCTGATCCTCTGTCAGTGCCGCCCTTGCAAACCGATTGATCTCCTTCAGTTCCTCGCGAATCTCCATCTCAAATACTCCCTTCCTGCTGTTCTGTCCGGTCATTCTCCAGTCTCAATTTTCTCGCCTGTTCGCGGTAGAGTTCGGCGCGGGCCTCCTCCACCTCATCCTGCAGGTTAATGTCGTCCCAGACCACCTCAAATCCGCAGGTAAAGCCGTGCATCCGCAGCCACAGGCTGCAGATCCGCTCCACAACAGGGGTCAGGCTGCGGCGGATGGCGGTGATCTCCGTGGTCAGCAGATCCGCCTGCTGGGCGCTCATGCGCTCCGTGGAACTCCAGCTGAGACCCAGCATGAAGGGCGGGATGCCCGTCTTTGCCACGATCTGCTCCAGAATCTGGCGCACCGGCACCTCGCTGTCCAGAACGGGCGCGTCGCCGCCGATCACCTTGATGCCCACATCACCCACAGCCACGAAATCCCGTACGCTGCCGCCGCGGGTTTCCCGCATGGCGCGGGACCACTCCTCCGCCAGCACACGGCTGCGCTCTGCGGCGCTGACACCCTCACCGCCGGAGCAGGTCACGGCAAAGCGCACGTTGCCGCAGCGCTCCCAGTTGACACCGATGGTGTGGTAGATCTTCATCAGCACGTCCGCCATGAAGGGCAGACTCCTTAACAGCGATACGCCGTAGGGGTTCTGCGCCTCAGGGTTCAGCGGCGTAAACAGGATCAGGTCCTGACAGGGCAGCTCCGCCATCCTGCCGTTCTCGTCACAGCCGCAGAGGGTAAAGTCCAGCGGGTTGTCCCCCTCGCGGATCTCGATGTCCTCCACGCGGCCGCACAGCAGGGCGGCAATTTCATGATTCCCCCACGCAGGCACGATCTCACCCACCGCCCTTCCACAGGTCAACATGGAATCCAGATAGCAGTCCAGAAAGGCATTGATACCAAGCTGCCCTCTGCCGGCGGGAACGGTGCGCAGGAACTTCTTCAGCGCCCTTTCCGCCGTTCCGTCCGTGCAGGATGCCGTCACACCGCCGCTCATGCGGATCAGTTTGTAAATGGCGGAATCCACCACAGGCACCGCCTCCCGCACTGCACGGTACAGCTGTGCCTCCCCGCCTCGCAGAGGTACATAGTCATTCAGCATGCCAAAGGGATGCCGTTCCCCGTTCCGCAACTGGGCCGCAGCCCCCGCCGCGGCTTCCCGTTTCCAGAATTTCCGCACAAAATCCTCCCTTTCAGTCGGTTTTTTGTCAGGAACGGCGCACCACCGCCGCCACGGCGAAGCCGCTCCGTTCCTCCTCCATCAGATCCATGGCGAAATAGCGCATCTCGTCCATGGCGTGGTCGTGTTCCTTGCGGGGCGCGTCGCGGCTGCCCCGCTCGTCCCAGCAGTAAAGCCCCATTTCCCGCAGGCAGTCCTGACAGGTATCGCAGACCCGGATCCGTCCGCTCCGCAGCAGATCTGCCGTCACGCGGATGCCGTCTGTCACGGCGTTGTTGGCTTTCACCACGGAAAAACCTCTCCCCCGCAGCGCCGTGATGAAGCTGGCCGCGGAAGGATCCACGATGACCCGCTGGATCTTCCGATCCCCCGCAAGAAGTACCAGATCCTCCACGTATTCCGCGTCGGTCCTCTGCCGTCCGGTGCGGCGGGAATCGTAGTAATACTCCTTCACCCGATACCAACACCCGTTCTTTCTTCCCCACAGGCCAAAGGAGGCGGGATTGGAGGTTCCGTAGTCCACGGAGATCCTCCACGCCTCAAATCCACCCTCCGGCACCGGCACAGCGTCCCGCTCCGGCCGAAAAAAGTCGTAAACCAGTCCCTGCGCCGCCGTCCATTCCCCCAGAATGAACCGGCGGTAAAACACGCCGGAATAGGCCCGCTCATAGCGTTCCCGAATTCTGCGGGACAGGGTTGGGTTGTCCTTCATGGTGAAGTGCAGACGCAGCGCCCGATGCTCCTCCGCCTTGAGGATCCACTCCCGATAGAACCAGTGCTGAGGCCCCTCCGGATTGCAGTTGAACCACAGCCGGCTTCCCGGCACGCTGCAGCGGGCAATGGCCTGCTCCACGAAGGAGCGGGGCATCAGGGCCGTCTCGTCCATCAGGATGCCCGCCAGCGTGCTGCCCTGAATCAGCGCCGCGCTGGACTCATCCCTGCCGCCAAAGAGCAAAAACCGGTTTTCTCTGCCCTTATAGCACACGATCAGCAGATTCTCTGACCTGCGTTCCCGCACGGTCATGCCCAACCTGCGGAGGTACGGCACCAATTCCGTCAGCAGATTGCGCCGCAAAGAGCCGATGGTCTTGCCGCACAGGCCGAACTGCTTCCCCTGAAAGCACCGCTGTGCCCAGAGAAAAAAGGAGAGGCCCATGGCAAAAGTCTTGCCGCTTCGCACGGCTCCGTCGCAAATGAGCGCCTCCCAGTCCCCGTTCTGCCACCAGGTCATGACCTGCAGCTGTCTGGGGGACAGGCGCATTTCCTCACTCATCGCCCCAGCCGCCTCTCATCTGTCCGGCCGCGTCCTCCAGCGCCTGATACAGTTCCTCCGCGCCGCCGCTGCCGCCGCTCTCCAGCAGTTCAAACAGGGTCGCCAGCGCCCGCACCCGATCCACCAGCTTGACCTCCACGCCCTTGTCCGTCACCTTGAACTCCGCCACGGCAGAGAGATCCAGCTTTGCCGGATCCACGGCTCCCGGATGCAGCGCCAGTGTCATGGCATCGTTGGCGCCGCCGAAAGCCAGCTGCGCCAAACGCCGAACGGCGTCCTCCCTGCGGATCTGTCCCGCCAGATCCGCTCTGCGCTTCTCCAGCTGTTCCTGAATGCTCCGCCGCCCCAACAGAGCACCTCCGTCACGGCAGCCCGCCTCGCCTCCCGCCCGCTCCGGATCCATGCTCTTGAGGAAGGCGCGGCAAAATGCCTTGTCCCGTTCTCTCGTCTCCATGTGGTCACCTCCCCGTCATACCTCACACAGATAAGCCCCAGACGGGAGAAAATTGCACGTTTCCGTGCAGCAAACAAAAAAATTTTTTCAAAAAATAAAAAAACCACGGTCTCCCGCGGTCAGCAGCCGTTAAGCTTTCGTCAATTTTTTTCCGCTACTTTACCAAATCCCCTGTTGCCGTTATAATGTGTATAATACAATTCAGTAAGACTGTCCTTGTGCTCACCGTCTCGGAAAGGAGTTCCCCTTGGCCTCTAAAAAGTTCTCCATTTCCCATTTCTTCCCGATCTCAACCCGTGACTTTCTTGTCACTGCACTCATCCTCTCCTGTGCTGCCGGATTGTGCGGCATCCTGAAAAATGCCAACAGCAGTGACGGTTTCGCCTTCCCTGTATTTACCCTTGCCGTTCTGTGCGTCTCCCGTTTCACCACCGGCTATCTGTATGGCCTGATCGCCTCGATCTTTGGCGTGGTGTGCGTCAACTTCATTTTCACCTACCCCTACTGGGAGGTGGATTTTACTGTTTCCGGCTATCCCCTGACCTTCGTTATTTTCCTGATCGCATCCATCATGACCTGCGCTCTGACCACACAGGTCCGGCAGCAGGAACGGCTCCGCAGCGAAACAGAAAAAGAAAGCATGCGGGCCAATCTGCTGCGCTCGGTCTCCCACGACATCCGCACTCCTCTTACCTCCATCGTCGGCTCCACTTCCGCCGTGCTGGAAAACCCCGGCCTCCCCCGCCCCGAGCAGGAGGAACTGCTGGAGGACGTCCGAGATGAGGCCCAGTGGCTGATCCGCGTGGTGGAAAATCTACTGTCCATCACCCGCATCGGCGAGGATCCGGCCCGTATCGTGAAAGAACCGGAAGCCGCGGAAGAGGTGTTGGGCGAAGTGATCGGGAAATTCCGCCGCCATTATCCCGACATGAGGATCACGGTTTCCGCGCCGGACGATTTGCTGATGGTTCCCATGGATCCCATTCTGATCGTTCAGGTGCTGTTCAACCTTCTGGAAAACGCGGTGCTGCACGGAAAAACCACCGATCACATCCACCTCTCCCTCACCGCTGACGGCTCTTATGCCCATTTCACCGTAACAGATAACGGACAGGGCATCCCCGATCAGGAGCTCCCTCATCTCTTCAGCGGCACC